AATATTTTTTGAAGGGCTTGTTCTTTTTTATTTACATATAAAGAACCATCTCTAAATATTATATGGCCTAATGTTGCTTCTCCTTTTTGTTCATCTTTAAAAGGTGAATTTTGATTAGTGGCATATCTAATTTCTCTCTGTTCTTTATTTACAGTGTCATACCATAATAATGAATGTCTAGTTGTATGACGTGATGGTATTTTGTATGTTAATGGACTATAAGGTCCTGTTAAGACATATGTCCTATCTTTTACTTCCCAGCTATTTTTAACAGCTGATTTTTCAGTTTTTGTTTTCATGATATAATATAATTAAATAGTTAATGTAAAGGCAGGAGCACCATTAAGATGCTCCTTTCTTTACTAAAAAATTAAATACCTTTGAATAATACAAAGTTATTTGCAGCTTGAGTTACTAAACATCTTTCTGATAGGAAGTTTACTTCCATAGCATCAAGATTAGAAGTGTAAGCACCTCCAGCTGATCCAGTTAACCAAGACTTCATACGTCTGTCTTCTGTTTGAGAAGCTCTATATCTAACGTGTAAGAATGGTCTTCTAATGTTTGTACCTAAAATTTGGTCATAAACAGTTGAAGTACCAGCAGGGATTAATACTCCTTCAATTGATTGAGTACCATCAATAGCACCTCTTGTAGAAGCGTCATTTAAGTATTTCCAATCAGTTTTGTAGAAGTCATATGAACCTCTTCTGAAACCACTAAATCCAAGATTTAAAGCCATTTCTTCTGAGTTTTCAAATAATCCATAAGCAGTACCACCATTGCTACCGTAAGATACATTAGATAACATGTTATCAAAGTCTAAAGCTGTAGATCTTTGTAAGAATAACATATTTTCTTCAATAGCACCTTGAGTATCTAGGTTTTTAAGTATTGCATCAAAGTCATCTAAACCAGAAGCCGCAGAAAATCCTACTTCTACGTTACCTCTTGTAGAGATAGCAGCGAAAAGACCTTCAGTACCTTTGAAACCAGCAGCAAATGCATCACCAGCTCCAACGTTAACAGCTTTTTCACCTTCAACACATACCATTTCTAAATAATCTTCAAATCTAAGTCTTGTTTCAGACTCAGCTTTTAAATACCATAAATAACCTGTAGTTCCATCTTCTGTAGCAACTTCAACCCAACCTATTTGAGCCATATCAGATCCGTTTATTGTGTAAACATTTCTAATTATGATAGGTGAATTGTTATATTGTTGAAAAGCAGGAGTTACAGTTATCTGTGGTTGAAGAGCTGTATTTCCAGTTATGTTACCTGCAGCAGCGTTGGATGTAGCTGCGCCTTTAACAAATTCTGAACCATATACAAATATTTTAAATTTAGCTGCATTAATACCAGCTAAAGTTGTAGCAGTATAAGGAGATACGTGAACGTGACCGTTTGCAGTATCTGACTCAGTTACAACGCCTTTAAGCTCTGCACCTTGATCATCTAATAAAACTACTGTTGAACCGGGTGAAATAACATTTCTTGTTACACCTGGAGAAGTAGGAGCTGGAACAGTTACTCTTCTTGTTCCGTTGTGAGTACAGTTATCATATGCAATATGTAATCTGTTTTGTTCTGACCAAACAACTTGATCTGAAGTCATAGGCATTTCAGCACCTACCATGCGTAGAAAACCAGAAAGAGTTCTGTTCCCATATCTTTCTACTTCTTGTTCGTATATTTCAGGTAGATATTGCTGAGCAAAATCATTATTACCATCTGTAAAAGATAGGTAATTACTGGCTAATAGCTGCTGATTAGGAGCAGGAACTATTGAGCCAAATTGTGGAGTTAAAATTCCCATAATTTATTTATTTATTTTTAATTAAACGTTTTTCTTTTTATTTTTAACTTTGAAGAATCAACACCACTAATTGCTTTTACTTTTAAACCATTTACAAATAATTCACCTGAAGCTGTTTTACGAGGTTCAGTTGTTATATTTTTAGATTTAGCCATCTGTTCTTTTAATGCATCAGTTTTACCTTGTTCATAAAAGTGATTAGCAATAGTATCAGCATTTCGTGCAGCAAATAAAGCTTTGTGGTATCCTTTAGCGTCAGTTACATCTCCTTTTTCATTTAAGAACGTCTTAATAAAGTTTGATATATTACTTTGACTTTGGGCCACTGATGAAGGGTCTTTAATACCATATCTGAATTTTTTTTCTCCTAATTTAAAATCAAAACCTTTGAATTCTTCGTTGAGAAGGTTTTTTGTTTCAGATACAAACCTTTCATGACTAGCTTCACGTGCTTTTTGTTCTTCATTATAGCGATTAAAAAAGTCATTAGCTTTTTGTTGGTCCTGTGTTATGCCGGGTCTCAACTTGATTTCGTCATAATACTTTGTTTTTAGGTCCTCTAAATAGTTTTTGGCTTTTGCTATCTCTTCTTTATAAGCAAGTTTTTTCTTTTTTATATCTCGCTCATCATCCACCTCAGTATCAAATCTAAAAGAATCTTCAATTATAAAGTTTCTTTCTTCAGCGTCTAAATGAGGTTTAGCTTGTTTATAATATTCGTGAAGTAATACATCATTATTTACGTTTGTATAATCAGCATTTAAACGGGCATAATCTTGTACGTCACCACCCGTTTCTTCCATGAATTTTATTAATTTTTCTATGTTTTCAGGTAACTTTTGTGTTTCAGTTTCCTGTGATATTTTTTCTTGTTTCGATGTGGTAGTGGTAGTTTCATCGCTTCCTGCCACTCTTGTCTTGTCAGTATTATCTTCTTCATCTGTTATTAATTGTAAAGGTGAATCAGATTCTTCTTTTATTTCTTCAGATTCTTTTTTATCTGTAACATCTTGAATGGTGTCTTGTACTTGTTCGTCCACCTTAGTGCTATCTCCGGCTTGTTCGCCCACATCCACCTTCTTTGTTTCTCCGACTGGAATGGCATCTTCTTTTGGTTTTTTAGTTAAATCTACTTTTACTAAATCAGGTATTATTTTTTCTTCACCTAATTGTTTTGGCTTAGTTACTTTTTTTATTTTAAAACTACCTTCTTCTTTTGGAGGTGTTGTATTTGTAGCTTGTTCTTGTTTAGTTTCTTTTACAGGTTCTTCAACCATTACTTCTTCTTTTTGTGACATAATATAATAATATAAAATTAATAATCTATTGTGGAGCAAACTGCTCTAAACCAAATCCATCTAAATTATCATTACCAGCACTTTCAAAATTTACAGGTAATGTATCATTTTGTCTTTGATTTATTAATTCACTCTCTTGAGTTCCTTGCATTTGTACGCGTTTGTCTTTTCTATCTTCTATTTCTGTTTCTTTTTGACGTTTTGTTTGAGATCTCATTTCTTCAAGCTGTATGTTATATCTAAATTCTTCAGCCATTAATTGTTTTTTAATTAATGCTTCTTGTTCCATACGTTGTATCTCAAATTGAGATTTCGCTTGTTCTATTTGAACTTCTGTATCAGCTAATGCTTGGTTTTTTTGTACTTCTGCCATTGCAGCTTTTTCAGCTGACTGTGCATTGGCAGCTGCTTGAGCTTGTATATTTTCTAATTGTTGTGCTCTGTCTTTTTCTTGCTTTTGTTTTTGCCTTAACTTAAGCATTTGATTAGCAAGTTTAATATTTTTTATTTCTCTTAAATCTATTGCATCTTCTAAACCTATATTTTTAGCTTGTAATGCAATTTGTATACTTTGTTCTAGTTGAGCTTTTTCTTCTTCATCAGGTTCAAGTTCTAAAAATATACCAAAATCATGTAAAGATAATTTTTCAACTTCTTCTAATGTTGCTGTATTAAAACCATTTATACTGTTTATTAAAGACTGTTTAGTTGTTGGAAACTGCAACATATCTGATACTCTTAAACTAATATTTTCACAAACTCTTACAGTTAAATACATTAATGCTTGTAACACATGTCTTGTAGCTGTATTAGAATTAGCAGCTGCAAGCTTTTGTAAACCAACTAAAGCATTTTTATCAGGCGTGCTACCATCTCTTGCTTCATTAAGCCCGGTTACATCTCTTATCATTTGTAAATAATATTGATAAGTTTGTATCATTGACTGTATTTTAGACATACCTGAAGAAGTCTGTAATTCTTGCACCGGCACTTTACCTCTATTTAAATCACCATCTTGAGTTAAAGATCTTCCTACTACACTACCTGTTTGAAAATACATATTTAACGCTTCAGCAGGATTATAATTTGTACCATTACCTAAATCAACTTCGGCTAACCCATCAACATCTAAATAAACACCATCAGGTACTAACCGTGATATTACTTGTTGTAGTTTTAAATGAGTTAATTGAATCATATCTGCAAATCCAACTGTTTTACTTACAATAGATTCTATACGGCCTTGATACATTCTAGGTGAACTAATAACATAATTCATATTAACTTTAGTCGTATCACCAAAAGGCCTTGTCATATTTTCACTTAATTCCCATTTTAAAAGATTATTACCAAGACCTAAAACTTTAGCTCCAGTATATAATACTTCTATTGATCTTGATATTCTATTAAAGTTATCACTAGGTGGTGGATTAAATGTATCTGGTTTTTCTAATGTTTTTTCTAAACCTTGTTCTGTTTGTTTTATTTTAAAAACTTGATCTTGATAAGTTTTATATTCAAAATATAATATTTGTACTTGATCTTTAGTGTCTTGGCCCCACCAAGTGTTTTCTAGATATGTATTTCTACCAGGGTATTTTTGTATTTCTTCTAATTCTGAATCTGTTAAATAAGGAAATTGTCTTTTAACTTCTGATAATGACATACTTTTAACCTCACCTACATAATATATATCTTCAAAATTTGGATCATCAGTATATGAATATACTAAATTAGCTGGATTTACATAATCTATAGTTATTCCTTCAGATAAATTAAAATCAGTTTTAACACAACCTATACCTAAAACAGTTAAATCGTATGCTAATTGTTTTTTTACTTGATCATATTTATTATAGTCTAAAATATTATTTATAACTTCTTCTTCTGCTATTTCAACACTTTGTTTAAAGTTTAATTGTAAATAAAGATCTAATTCTTCTGTAGTTCCTGGTAAATCATCTGGTGATGCTGAAGCAAATAAATTAGCATTAGGGCCTAATTGAGCTTGTAATGCTTCAATCATTTCTTTATTTTCAATATCTCTTATAGCATTTTGAGCAAATGTAGTTTTATTTTTTATAGCAAATGGATCTTGAGCAAAAGATTTTATTTCATAACCTTTTTGTGTCATACCATTTACTACTATATCTACAAACTTAGATAATATTGGCACAGGCTTCCAGTCTAAATTTAAATAAGATAAATCACCATTTATAGCTAATTCATCTTTATATTTTTGTACTGGTTGTTCTCCTCTAGCATAAAGTCTTAGTCTATTAAAATTTTGAAAATTATTAATATATCTATTTTGACCACTAGAGTTTTTAAACCACTCATATTCAATTGCTTGGGCTACTTGTAAACCATACTCTTTTGACTTTTTCTCTTCTTCAGGTACCACCTGATCTGGAAAAGCACTGTTATAGTTAATATTAACCATTAATTTAGTATTTTTGAAGTTACTCCTTTATTATTATACTTTTTAAAGTCTAAAGGTAAATTATTTATAGTTCTTTTTACTGTTGGTGTATATCTATTTTTATTACAAGCCATAATAGCTAAGCCAGAACTTATGGAAGCATCGTGTTTAGTTCTATTATTTATATTAAACTTAGCCCAGTCTTCTAGTGTTCTTTGAAAATACATATCACCATATCTTTCATTATTAAATCCAATAAAATTTTCAATATAATCTTCTATTGCAGCTGCATGTGCTTGTTTTATATCTTCACTTGAATTAGGTATACCACCTATTTCTCTTTCTGTAACAGATAATTTATTATATACTTTATCAGGACGATTCATAGAATAACCTCTATAACCTCTTCTTTTTAAATAATATAATAATCTAGGTTTATTATTTTCTGCAAGTAATGGCATACCATAAAAAACTAAAGCCATTAAAACATCTTCAAAAAATATTTCTGCTGTTTGAGGTCTTGCAATATATTCTAAAAAAAATAAATTAGGTGGTACATCTTCCATTGAAAACTTAGTTAAACCATGTAAAGAAGCTTTTGAACCTCTACCATCAACTGTTCCTGAAATATCATATGGATCACAACCAAAAGCACCAGTGTGATCGTTACCTGGATATTTAACACCATTTTTTATAATATACTTGTTTTGTAAATTATCATTAGGTACCCAGGAAACTAAAAATCTACCATTATTATTAGGAATAAATATAACTCTACTATCTTTAATCCCATTTTCCCATTGAAAATTACCTTTTGTAATTACATTTGTATTTCTTAAATCTTCATTATAATCAATTTGTTCATAAATTTTAGTTAGATTAAATAAAGATTGTTTTGCTTCATCTCTAAAAGCGTGTTTTTCTGTTCTAGGAAATTGTCTATAAAATTCATTTAAACCGTCTTGATCATTTTTTAAACCTTCAACTTCGTTTTCCCAGTGTGAGATAACGCCAATTTCAAT